CCAGCAGGGCCGGGCACGAACGACAACGCTGCAGATGTGGATCGTATGAAGGCCAATATTTTGGACCACAATCCATCATTCTCATAGAACGGGACGCAGAGTTGTATTTCATTGTAGGCCTTCCTAGCGAGGGCCAAAGCGTAAGGGTCGTATGCGGGCGACATGTGGGCGTACTCATACAGGGCGGAGTTGGAGGCTACAGCAAGCTCCATGGTTGCCCATGTTCTGAGCGTGAAGAGGTTGCCGGTGGCTGTGTAGTTGGGGATCTTGTAGACTATGGCTTCCATGGACCCAAGACCTGTGAAGGCCGTAGATCCAGTTGTGGTTACGGAGAACCCTCCTGTAACACCGTACACAGGCACTTCAGAGAAGATGGTGCTGGGCATAACAGGGTGGAAGGGAAAGTCTGGTTGCTGCTGTCTCGAGACACAATAACAACCCATATTGAACGGGTGTACTGCATCGGGTTTGGAGGAATTCATGACCTGTGCGAGACCTGCTAATCCAAGTCCAATGGTCGTGGATGAGGCTCCAACAGGTGAGAGTTCCATCGGGCCCCTATATACTTGGACACTACCTGTCCATGTCATGGCGTTCACGGTGGGAATTATCTCCATGGCTTGACCAGCATATCTGAACTGGGTGACATTGGTTAACTCTCCACCAGCTGGGAACAGCGTGAGGAAATCAGAATAGTATACGGGGGTGAGGGTGACAGTGCCAGATCCGCCAACTTGCTCTCCATACAGGTAAGCTACGCCTGGAACGGGAATCTGAACCACATATAGACTATTACCTGGAGTGGCAGTAGGACCATTAGTGGCCATAGTCCAGGTCTTGCAGATAACGCGTCCATCAAACGTGTCAGGGATTCCGTCAAAAGTGCCTGTGGCGAAGTCGGGTGGGGCGAGAGCAGATTTGAGGAAGTCAAGTCCAGGTTTGCTGAGCTTGGATCCTCCACCACGTCTGCGTCTGACTCGACCACCTCGAGATTTACGCTGAGGTTGACTGAGGGGCTTACTGGGTGGGGCAAGGGCCTTGGGGACACCAGCTTTACGCTGGCGTTTACGGGGCTGTTTAGGGGGCATCGCTTTGTCGATGTAATGTTTTAGAGTCGGGAGGTTGAGTGTTTTCAATCGACCAGGGTTTCCAAGTAAACCCTGCTCATCCTCCGGACTGTACGCCTGACTTAGTCAGACTTGGTGGCACTTCGTTTGCTCTTATGAACGAAGTTGCACCTTTCACCATAGCATCTTTTGCCATCTAGTAAGTGTATACACTTATCTCCATAGGGGCAATTGCCATCGGTGATATGACGGCAAGTGGGAGGTTTGTCAAATGATCCAAATGTGACATCAGATTTCGCCTCGGATATAGCCTTGGGAAGAATGATGTCACCATGGACAACGACTGGGCGTTTAACCTCTGTTGCCACTTGCTTGTTTGGGACGCACAACGGTGGGGACAAATACAAACTCATGTCCTTCTCACGGAAGGCTCGCTCTCCGGCTTCGTTCAACCAATCCGCAAATAGGTTCATATCGAAATCTGGAATAGCTAGTTCGAGTTCATCATACATCCAGTCGCCCGGC